CAGCCTGCTATTCAGGAATGGCTTGAAAACTGGCTGGATAATGGTATGGAAATGAGTTATAGGGATTTTGCTTTAGCTGTAATAAAAGCCTATTATTATTATAGGGATTATTTTGTGAAATGGAGAATAGCCTACGGAAAAGCTATAGGTAAATACCCCATTGCTGGACTTGAATTAATGGAACATAAGTTATGCCGGCTTGCGACGGACAAAAAGGATATAATTACAGAAAACATCTATTATAAAGATTTTAGGTACATTCTTGTCGGAAATTGGCAATATGGAGCAGCTAAATTCCAAGTCTATCCGAAGTTTGATATTCGCGATGTAAACAACTACCGGTATGCAGCTATTTCCCACCATCGTGAAAAATCAATAGGTGATTTTTACGGATGCAACGAAACGCATCAGGGTACAAAAGGCTATATCAAAGGCAGTAACCAAACAGCTGATTATATAAATTCATTCCTAAAAAACTCCCTTGCTGCGAAAGTACACGTCATAATTCCAAGTGCATGGGTTGAATCAAAGAGGAAACAGATTAAAGCAATCTGCGATGAGAATAAACTTCGGCAGAAAGATAATAAGGATTTGTTGCTTTATAATGGTATAGATATTGGCACTACTTTTAAGGAATCCAGCCTTATCCAATATATAAGTCATGAACTTCGGAAACTTTCTAAATACCTCTCCGGATCAGGAAATCAGGGAAAGGCCTTTTCTTCCATCAGCTTCAGAACTGGTAATAATAGCGAGGAAGAAAGATGGAAGATAGAAACCGTCGATCTCAAATACAAAGAGTATATTAGTTCCTTGATTGAATATGACAAACGCGCTGATGAAGTGCTTGTCTCTTCTGTTGGTATGGATTCATCTATCTCAAGCATTAGTAAGGACGGTGTAATATCCAAATCAGGATCT